CCCCTCGCTGTCAAGATCCATCTCTGGATTAATTCCGGGATTACTTCCACCCCCGCGGAATGGCTGGCCAGATGGCTGGCCGTCATGACCAGTCATTCCCGAGCCGGCAAGCCCCTGACCAGGCACTACGCCCTCGAATCGGTCAATCACTGCCATGTGCAGACAGCCATTTCGTGATCTTGGTCAGCCATTTTGCTCGCAGAAAAGCCTCGCAGCAAAGGCGGACCGGGAATTCCTCCGCTGCGAGGCTATCCGCCTCAACCGAGCAACCGCCAGGGGGAATAGCGATTACCGGGAGTCTACATTAAACCCACGTAACTTTAACATTATGGTAGCGAGCTGTTAGAATATATTCGAGCCACTCTTGGACTGCTTCGGGTCTAGTTTCAAGAATTAAATCCTCAAATTCAACCAAAAACTTTAGTTGCTTCATTTAGACCCCACGATCCTGATCTGTGCTAGAGCCTTTTTCTTACTGGTCCTCTTTGCTAGCACTCTACCGGTGCGCTTATTTGTTACTCGATAGCTAGCGCTACCATTGGGTAGTCTTCTGATTATCTTGATTTGATAAGGCATTCGGAACCCTCCCCTAGCGATACATGTACCGGCTCAATGTGATGGTCGTTGCCCCTATTACGTTTTGTCTGACATTCAAAACGAAGCGAGGTTTATCAGTATCCCAGCGATTAGTTGTGGTAATCGTCTTGCAATACCACGGTCCCGGACTACCGGCATTGATATTGAACGACGACCATGTTTGGAAATCGTATCCGTCAGTTCCCCGTTCATAGCGCATATTGCTGACGGTTGCCTGACCATAGTAAACGCTAACGAACTTTACTCTGACGCAAATTCTGACAGGGTCTGTGTAATTTCCATAGTCATAGAATTCGCCAAAAGCTTCATACCTAATTGAAGGTGCTCCGCCGGCCTCGTGATAAACCCTACAGAGCGTAGCAGCCTGTGCTGAATTAGCGGTGAGAAGTAGGAGAAGGGGAACGATGATTGTTGTAAGGAGACGGAACTTGCGCATTTACATCCATCCGTATTGTGGTGGGAAGGGAGCCAGGGCTGCCAGTTTAGCGGCGGTCATGAATTTTAGATAAGCATCTGATCCATATGTATTCCAAGGTTTCCAGCTATTACCAGCTTCTTCGAATATCCAGACTACTATTTTGGCATTCTCATAAGGATCACGCCATCGGCTGTGTTTCTGAAGTTTTTCAGGATGCCACTTATTTGATATCTGCCAAACACCGTGATCATAATTAGAGTCGTAAGGAACAGCAGTCGCTACATGACCAAGGGCGTTGGTTTCCCCATTGGATTCAGCTAGTCCAATTGCTACACCTGTTGGAATTTCATCCTGAGGTAACCCTGCTCTTAATAAGCAGTATGCCATTTCATTGGGGCTGAGTCTCATTATGGTAGCTCAATTCCTAGTTTTTCTGCTATTAAGTTAAGAAGAACTAGAGCATCTGTTGATCTGCGATTAGCCCAACGTAGATGCGAAAAAGCTGGAGAACCTGAATATCCCTCTTCGCCATCACGAGCGGGATCTTTAATGAGATAATTCCACACGTTGAGATCAATATCATCCATTTTATCTGATGCATCACCAGCGCTTTTATTGGCCCAACGTAGATGTGATTGAGCAGGAGAACCTAGATATCCTATTTCATTATCACGATCAGGGTCTTTAATGAGGAAAGTCCAAACTTCTCTTGCAAGATCATCCCGATAGGCAGCCAGTTCCTGTCTAACGACAGTTCGACATTCTTCCGGTGTCATGTCATCCTCCAGTGGAGCTAGTAATCCTGTGGGAGATTTTACCCATTCATATAGCTTATTTCCTGGGCAATTAGTTTGTCCAATATCTCTATGCCCGAGAGCTTCTGGACCGTGACGCTTATTGTCCCATAGCCATCTTGCAGCAAGCTTTGCTCGATCTGTAAGTGGAGTATCCGGTCCCGCAATGAATACGAAAGCTCTATATTCGTCATTCTCATCACCTGCAATTGCTGCTTCATCTTGTGCTGCTGATCGTAATTCACCACGGCAAGTAAATACTACACCATGGATACAGAATGCCTCATTGTATGCAATACAGCAGAATCCTTTACCATCCATATGATATCGTTCGGCACCACGTAAAGCATTGATGCAATCTTGATGATCGCTTCCTGCCAGATTATCGCCAAAGTAATGGTAGACCGCTCCTTTACTAAAGCTAGCAGTTCTAGTACAGGTACATGTTTTGCTAGACCAATCAGAGTGTTTGACAACGGTAACCAATTTACACCTCCTAGGCTACTCTAGTTGTGCGCAGCCAAGATTCAGCCTGCACTGTAGTAGTTCCAACATCTGATACAAATTGACAATGTTGAAGCTGCAGATTACCAGGAGTGACTCCTGTGCGAACCATACCGGTTATGCTACTAAAATCACGGGTCCCGACTCCTGCACATGGAACACCAGCAGTTTGTCCTTCATTTCGACCACGAGGAAGAAATGAGGTATCCGTAGTAGCATTTAATAGCCATCTGAGAACAGCGCCGGAGGGTACCGAGAAAGCTATAGTAATATCAGCAGCCGCTGGAGAATCATAGTATAGACCTGCTGATATTTCGTATGTGGCGTCATGGTCAAGTGATGCGACTAGATCAGTATCATTGTTTAGTGAGGTATCAGACGAATATGACTGCGGGCTAGACTTTCTGTAGAATTGCTGATTTCCAACACCGTCAATAGCTAAGTTCCCCGTAAGATTAAGCCCGGCCGCATTTAGTACTAGACTATTGATACTTCCGCGTACGTCAAAAAAGTGTTCCTGAGCATCTCCGATAAGCTGGGATACCTCACTACCATCTTTTCGTTCAGAGTATAGAAGTAGTTGAGCTAATTCTTTTCCTGACATATTCCCTGAAACTAATTGTAAACGTATACGCTCGTTATTGGCTCCAGGAGCGTCGAATGCAAATTCAATTCTGGGATCATCTACTGCACTCGATAGTCCATCGCTAGCAATAATGGCTGCTACTTCATTAGTTCCAAAGGAATAGGCGTCTGGTGAGATTTCAATTGCAAGATTTCTGGCAGCAACTACTAGAATATCTGCGATTCTGTTTTTAAAGCTCATTAGCGATATCTCTCCCCATCACAGGTAATGATACATATGGCTCCGATACTTGCATTCTCCCACTGAAACGATAAGTATTCTGGTGCCCTTAGCTCGACATCCGTCTCAGAAGTATCAGCATTTGCTGTTCTAGTATTGTCAATGCTTTGACCTGTTTGTGGTTCACCCCGATAAAGAGTGCCCTTACTAGCTCCTATTGAATTAGATTGGACAGTGATACGTTGAATTTTCCAGCGTTCACCTGCCTTACTAGGACCGACTCTTGCAATGGCGATACCTGTTGAATTAGCCACTGCTTGTGAAGAGCTGAGAATTTGTTGGGTCATTGTGATAGAACGATTCTTTCGAGAATTCTGATATTGATATCAGCAGTTTCGGCTATAGCCCATACTTCATCCTCATGATCCCATAAATCTAAATTGGTATTGGGTAGAATGGGGAAACCCATGAGAGCTAGCATTGTATCATTTTTGCCAATGTAGATTTTATTTGTAGCATCTAGATTATGGATACGAACTTGGATGCGTCCTTCGCGTCGTTGAACGATGCAAACAGGGTAGTTTATTCTGACCAGATAATTGTAAGTTCTTAGAGTCTTTAGTTCGTTTCGTTTCTCCTGGACAATGATAACAGGAACAGGATCTTGCTCTTTAGGTAGAGCTACATACTCGACATGTTTCGTAGCTTCCGCTGTACCTGATTCTAAGAGTAGAGGATCGACAGTCTTTTGAACTCCGTGAGCCTCAGTACCACGGTAAGGATTATTGTCCCCGGCGTAGTGCTCGGGTATAGGTGGTCGGATTTTACGCTCTGGAGGTGGGTCACGTGGACTCTGACGGTACATTGTCATCCTTCCACTGGTTGCTCGGTACGCCCTTGCACCACGACAGGCAGTATTGACGGTTCAAATGGTCGCGTAGCTCTAAGCGTGCTTTCGTAGATAATGACGAGTAGGAGAGTAACGATAACTGCGGTGATAACTGGGATATTACTTTGTGTGAGTCCTGAAGCGATGACACCAATTCCGACTGTAACAGCGCCGGCAGCGACTTCTCCCAATCTGACGTCTGCGGCCATATCAGGATTGTCTGAAATTGAAGCTCTTCGGACCTCTGATAGTTTGGGCAGAAAGCTGTTAAATGTAGAGAGTCCTTGTCCGATAGATAGTGTCGCGGGACCGATAATATTAGCATCCATATCAACTCACCTTAACAGCAGTTTGGGCAACGGTTTTCCCGACAGGCAAGCGGATTAAGGCAATAGCCGTTAAGATAACACCGACAACGAACATGGCCATACGTAGATAGTTGTGAGGGTTCACTAACCAAGTTGCGATTTTGCTCCACGCTGCCACAACCTTTCGAATGTCCTCTAATTGACCAAGGATTTGACCTGGGATATTTAAAGGATTAGTAAATGATGCTGGGACGATAGATGGCATACCTGCATTACCAGGAATGTTGTTAAAAGAAACATGAACGTGATCCATATGATTCTGTGTTGCACTACCTCGATTGGGCTGAAGTCTCCAACCCTCACTATCACGTTGTCTATTCCAGATATGTTGGTACCAAACAATGTAATGTATGCTCAATCTGCTAGCGTTGGATCGAGCATAATCTGCAATGGCTTGACCTTTTCCTCTATCCCCATAAACCATAAAATCAACAGCAAGTCCTAAAGGGTGATCGCTCGGCCCATCACGAAAACCAACACCATACATTGTTTCTATGTTGAAATGAGATGCGATTTCTTCAGCAGCATCTCTGACCCATGGTTTTACTGGTCCTAATGTCATTTCCTTCCTAGCACTTCTTTGACAACCTTGCGAGGATCTTTATCTTTAATTGCCGACCACATGAGTAGTAATCCAATGGTGAAAATAACAAAGGTGACAAGATTCATTTTGCCAGTCCTGTCTTTTTAGCTATTCCTGTTCCGTATCTAAGCAAGGCTGCAACGAGAATCAATAGAGTAAACTGACCGGCCAATTTTTCATTCACATCAGACATGAAAGTTAAAATGATACCGGCGAAAGCTGCACCTACCATGATTTTTGCATCTAGTTGTTTACCCTCTGCCCATCTACCAATAGTAACTACTATAGCTGTTGCAACTATGCCGGTAGTAGGATTCATATTAACCCCTTAGCTATACCTACCTTGGCACCAGTTTTTATTGTTGACTTAATAGTCTTATTACTTACCGCTAGCTTTAATAATCCTATGGCGATTAGGATGACGCCAGCGGAAAACATAGCTACTCGTAACCAGTTGTGAGGATTTCCGATAAAAGTAGCTAGATTGGCGATTTCTGTAAATGGGCCAAAAAGATTGTTTGAATCTGTAGTCGGAGATGAGAAATCGCCTCCCCCGCCACCAATATCAACACTATTAAGCAATTCACTTGCTTTGACTCGGACACTATCATATTTAAGAGGAAATGCTGATCGCTGGACAGCCTGCGCTAATTGACCGGCTGTAGCGTAATGCGACTCTAATGGTTTTGCAGCTTGGACAAATTTGGTGGTGGCGTAAGCGGGACTCATAATCTGTTCGCGCGTTCCCCAACCTTGAGATGGTCGCTGCTGTAGAAAACCTATAGAGTCTCTATCACCATAAGTTAGATTGCGAAATCCTGATTCAACAATACCAGCCTCAAAGAGTGCGAGCATAACTTTATCACTAGCATGTAATGATTTGGCTGTACTGTAAGCAGTTCTAACCACTGCCATATCATAACCAGGATTAGTGAGAGGCATTTTAGAGTTTAGGCATAAGCATAGAGAGCATAGGATTCTCACTAGCAAGTCTAAGAGCGTCAACGAAACTATCCAGAATTAGCTTGCATTCATGAACTTCTCGCTGAATTTCTTTAAGCATATCCAGCATTTCGTCATGGGGACTTGTCTCTCTATCTTCTTTAAGTAGAGCCATCATTTCTTCACTTGCATACATGATTTACTCCTATCGAATTCGTAGGGCAGTATCGCGATAGAATTTCTTTGTTTTGGGATCAAACAGGGTACGGACGTTAGGATTGAGTCTAACCAGTTCTAGCCATGTGGGTTTGGGATTGATTGTTATCCAATGCAATGCCCAATAAGTAAGAAATTGGTAAACTGTTTGACCTCTGTGCACAATCTTATAGACAGGGGGAGCAGGAACACCCGGTGAGCCGGATGGCGGAGGAACAGTCACAGGTGTGGGCGGCGCTCCTAAGGCAAGCAATGCAGTCGTCCATAGAGACCATTCCTGTACACTCATTCCCGCACCGCCAGATAGAGCTTTAGTAATAGCGCTATTAGCGAGTCCGGGTGCATAACCGTGTGCTATTAAATAGTTTATTGCTCTGGTTGCCCATTCATCATTATTAGTTGGTGGATGTTCCGTAATTGGAGTACCTGGGGGAGTAGGCTGGAATCCCCCTTCGCCGACGCCAGGATCGGGAGAGGTATCGACAACAGCTTCCGAAGACTGACCTTGCCTGCGAGTATATAGAGCTATCCCTAACCCACCACCAACGACGACTATCCATGCCCCAAGAGGTAATGGTCCTATCTGTTTCCCGAGATCAAGCTGGGGCATTTTATAACCTCCAGCTTCCATTACCTCTTGGAGGAATATCAACACCTTGAATTCTCGCCGATGGATAGCCTGTTGCTGGCGGCATGTCAACAATATTGGTATCCCATGGTGCTGGGTCGAGTCGGAAAGTATTCCGTCGATCTCTAATACTTTGAGGAATCATTCCACCAATTTCATAAGTTCTACGGTGGTCTGCCATACTGAAATGCATGCCATTAAACTGTCGTGCACCATTTCCCTTCGACAATTGATCGAATGGTCGAAGGAAACGATAATTAGATGGTGACATCCTCGTCATTGGACGCGGTTCAGGTGGTGGCGTAAATAATGGTGGGAGAGCTCGATGTAATTGATTCTTCTGCTCCTCCCACCCGTCAGCATCTTGAGTTTCTACGCTGTGTCTAGCTTTATCGTCTCTGTCTCTAGATTCATAGAATCTTTTAGGAGTTTTACCATCTGGATAGAACTCATACAGGGGGATTTGCTGAAGACGTGATGCATCGGGAATATTTTCGGGACTTGTCCTCAATACTGGCGACCAGCCACCATTTACAGTATTAAGATATGGTGCGCCCCTACTAGGTGCAGCATACCTTGGATTAGGTTCACCATAAGGCAATGCTTCACCATATGGATTATCCTTTGCTGTGTCGGCAGTGTAGGGATTCTGACGCACCATTTCTGACCTACTTTCCTAGTGCTGCCCGAATGCTACCCGCGAACGCGTCGCCCATTGATCTGATAACACTTGCGCTAGTCGGACGAGAGACAATAGTAGTAACTAATGCTACCGTAACAATTGCTCCCAAGACATTAAATACTTTGTCCGGCATTAGGACCGAACCTCCTTTACTACTTCCTTGACGGCCTTCTTAATATTAGTCTCCAAAATACCATTCTTCAGTTCCTCAACATCTTTTCTAGTTTCCTCAGTCTTGGACACATTCCTTTGACCGACCCTATGGAAGACGTAAAGATTGATAAGACCAGTGAATAGATTACCCATGAGAATCAATATACGCTGCAAATCTTCTGTTTTACCAATGTAAATCATTGCACCGGAAAAGCAGAAGAATGCTATTACCAATACAACAGCAGCACGAATTGTGGTTCTGTATATGAGAGGATCGCCATGCAATGACATATGATCCCTAACTATGCTGCCGACTTTGGTGCCATGGGCCGGGAGACTAATCCCATAATCCATGGAAGCACAAACACTCCCAATAGAATTCCAACGACCACACTCTTGAGATCAAGACCAAACATTTTTTATTCCTCCTAACGAACTGAAACGCCGACACCGCCAACATTCATGCCACGAAAACCACGACGTACTAAAATAAGAAAGACGAGAGCACCAATTACCAAACCGCCCGCTACGTGTTCAGTGCTGATTGCTCCCATCTTAACAGGATGAGTCATAATAGAGTCTTCACTGTATACTGACATGATTACCGCCTAGTACGTTGTGGAGCTTCCTGCTTATCGTCTCCCTTGAGTTTCCAACCGACTTCTTCTTTATTCCAAGTATTAGCTGGAATGACATCGTAAACACCGGGCATATCCTCGATCACGACCACAACATCACCCTTGCCTACATTCTGTGGTCCTGTTCGACCATTCACTGTTTCGCTTCCGTCGGATACTCTAGCCTTAATGACATGCACTGGAGCATACTCGGGTTCGCCGTAAATAAGGTTCTTTTTATCGTCGTATACGGGTGGGGTAGGGGAAGCGTAATATTCCTGAAATCTTGTATCACCACGATCAGTCATCAGATAAACACCGTCCCTGCAATAGCAACGTCATTTGTATAAACAGTGAGAACACCTGCGTTGGCGAACGATCCCTGTAGCTCTAGACGAGTTGAGCCTAGAGTCGGCAACCAAAGGTCACGATTCTCTCGACCCAATTCACCGTCGAATTCATGAGAGAAATCGTAAACATAGACGCCGTTATCCAAGCCTTGAGCAGTATCATTGGCTGGAGTTGTGGCGCCTAGCGACGCACCATAGCCTGTACGTTCTGCCATTTGGTGTCGCCAATTTGTTATCTCAATAATATCAAGCGGGCGAGTATCCAAGTACAACGTCAACGGATCTGGCCAGTCAGAGTTACCATTGGCTCGAGAAGTACCTGCTCGCCTGTAAACGAAGACGAGATTTCGCAAGTAGTTACCAACACGAGTCAGTCGGATGGTCTGCTGTCCAGCAGATACGTTGAAAATCTGTTCCGACCAGAACTGCGTCGTATTCATCGCAGGAGGTGTCGCCTGATTGGTGGCACCCTGCGAGTCAAGCTGTGGCTGATCCCAAGCCTCAAGGAACGCTCGCGTACGCACCGTGGGAAGCGTTGTGAGCGTGCCTGAGGCGTAGATAGTACTGGAAGCTGCTAGGGTCAGTCGGAGCTTAAATGTGGCTGCTGCGTTCTGGTTGGGTAGTGATCCCAAACCATCTCGAAGATTTAGCTCGACCGGTAGCCGAAACATGACCGTAAAATTACCAGTCGATGCTGCGATTGCAGAAAATGACGGTGAGGCACGGAAATCTGCACCACGTGAGGATCGATAACCACCCCACTTGTGAGCCAGGTGCAAACCATAACCCGATGTTGCCTGAAAAAGTGTTGCACCATTTGGCTCTGTCAATGCGATATTTTTTAATGCATTAAATGGTGCATCCTCGGCACCAACAGCAGAGGTGGTGGTCCCACCCGTTGCCTGTAGTAGAATGACCAAGGATCGAAGATAGCCATAAGCAGTAACGTCAAAAACACCTAGATCCTGATCTGCACCTGTAATCTGACGAGAAATATCGATACCAGTAGGTTCACGATGTTCCGCCGATGCTCTAATAAATGGAACTGTAGGAACAACCTGCTGTCCTCTGCCACCGCGCCTGGTATCCCCTCGGGTACCTCCTGCGGTAACTGTAGCTGCTGTGGGCACTTTGTAACTCCTTTTTAAAGTACGGCTGCCATTGCTTGACCAACGGGACCATCACTGAGTTTTGCTGCTAGCATTCTCCACAGGAAATTGAAAATCAGTACAGATGCACCGATTATCAACACATTTAGTGCTGACGGTGTGATCACAGTTTTTCCTCCTCTCACACACCGGGACAACGAGTACGAATCAATTGACCCGTACGTGTGTTGGCATAAAGAACTTGGTGTGAGTCCAGATGCGCCACTACACGTTTAATGAGATCAGCGCTAATCCATCCAACCCCTGAGATCGAGCGAAGATCTGTTTCATCATTTGTACGAAAGAAGAATAGATGTGTAGGCATTGAGTAAATTTCCCGGGAAACCCACGCCGGTCTCTGTGTAGCCATGACGAGTGACAAATGTAATGATCGACCCTGCTGTAGCATCATCTTGACATCTTTTTGCAACTTGAGAACTTGCTCGATCCACCAAAGCTCATCAATTACAACAGTCCACCCACCTTCACGATAGATTTTCTTAAAGGCATTGTGGAAAACGACTCTTTGCTTTTCGTCAGAATCAATATCCCGGGCATCTGGCCAGAGTACACGCCGAGGAAATTGCTGGGGATCAATTGATTGCCAACGTTCAATTCTGAGATATCCCTGCTGTATTAATGAGTCCATAGTTGCATCTTTTGGCTTGGTAGCAAAGACGGCAACGTAAGGATGCAATGGAAGCAGACTAATCAGGAGAGTTGTCTTCCCTTGACCCGTCGGTCCAATGATTGCAATGTGCTCCCCTGAATTCCAGCGCAATTGATTAATAAATATGTCCCATGGAATGCGTGGTGCTTTAGTGGATAATTCTGCGAGATCCTGATCCTCTTGGGCATGCTGGCGGATTAGGGAAACTTCATTTGCACGTCTTACAGATTGCATCGCTTCCCATTTGCGACGCAAACTCTCTGGCACGATTTCATCTCTCATAAAGAATCCACATGTGTAAGCCAGCGAATTTCCTGCTCATCAAAACGCAAGCTCAAGTCCGAAGCATATAACCATCCACCCTCAATGTATCTGATATCTGCGCCCATAGTATTACAACGTAGTATGATAAGATGCTTATGCGATACTACAAAAGTATTAGGCATAGAGCGAGGCTCATAGATAATAGCGTTTTTATCACCCAAAGCTAGCTTGATCTGTTCTTCAGTGAGATCGAAAGAAATTGCTCTATTACCATTATCCATATTTGGTTCTAGGTCAGGAGGAGGTAGAGGCATTATGTATCACCCTCTTTATGACCATTAGATGCAACTTTATCAGTATCATATTGCTGTGGAACCATTGCAGCCATTTTTGGCATGTGATGTTGCATAACAGCAATCATGATAGGAACATGAGCAAGTCCGACCTTCCCCCAATCAGATGTCTGAATGACAGACCAGAGTAGCCGCCTAATTGCCTCATTTTTATGGGCCAAATCGTCCCATGCTTTAGCACAACTCTCTGCTGATTGTGCTATTGCCATTGCGCATGTCTGATCGAACGGAGCCAATCCCATTGCGAAAAGACCATAAAGCTCTGTAAGAGGTTTTACAAATTGACCTTGTCGATTGGGAATCGTAGGCTTGACCTTTACTGTCCTCGACTTGTCAGTTTTGGGCTGTTGAACTTTAGCTTTTACGCGTGAGACAAAGTCATCTGCAGAAGCAGTATGGTCTGGTATTTCTTCCGAACTTCGACCGGGTACCTCTATTGGTGGAGAAAGCTTATCGAAATCAGCCATTACCAAACCACCACCCGGCGAATCCTCCAGTCTTCTTCCCAGGTTCTACTTCCTTATCCTTATCTCCTTCCTTATCCCCTTCCTTAGTATCTTCTGATCCATCCTTTGGAGGTGTCATTGATTCTCTTAAGCTATTTACAATCTTCTCGGGAAGGGCGTTAATACTGGTAATCAAGTCATTGTTGATTTGATTGGATGGTTGGGATTGTGGCTGTAGTTGTGGTTGAGATTGAGGTTGAGGTGGTTGATTAAACCAAGATGGTGGATTTTTATACCAATCTGGAGGTTCAGATTGTGCTGGCGGATTAGTATTTCCAGTATCGTCACCCATTTACTTCCTCCGTTTAGATAGATGTATTAAAGCCTTCACATGATCTTGAAACCCGCGTAGACTCGCCTTGTGGGCGAATTGGGAAGGGAGAGCGGTTTGTCAGGGTTTGGCAAGGTTTAACACAATATCCTTATGGTTCAATTCTACCACGGACGGTTCACTTATCCCGAGAGAGGTAGTCAACTCGAATGACTAAAAAGGCTGCAACAAAGGACGATCCAAAAGCAGAGGTTGTAAGAATGCCTCCAAAATATGATGAAGAAGAGCTCCGGGCACTCAACAGCTTTGAGGCTGCTGTTGAGCTAACACGGGAACAAACAGGTAGTATCGCTAATGCTGCCGAGGAAATGGGAGATGGTTTCAGAATACTAAGTTCAAAGGAAAAGGTCTTGCTTCTCGATCAGCCGACTCTTTTCATGGAATGGCGCTTCTCAATGGGTGACATGGGGGAATTCGTATCGACCCGAGTTGTTGTTAGACACGGTCCTGGCTCAACGGGTAAATACATCATAAACGATGGATCGACCGGAATTTACAGTCAACTCTTGGCCTACACAGAAAAACACAACGTATATGGTGGGCTATATTCAGAACATGGGCTACGAATGAGCAATTACGAATGGGAGGACCCCGATACAGGGGAAAAGAAACCAGCCATCACTTTCTACATTGACACGAGTGTGTAGTCTCTAAGGACCAGGAAGAATGTCAGAGTTTCCCTCAAGGATTAGGGGAACTCTGACATTTCTATTACAAGGGAGAGAATCTTGATTCACAACATAGTTCTAACATTTTTGGTTATATGTTGGATAGCAATACTATACATGATTCTTATGATTATTCTTTACACTATAGCAACCAAACATTACAATGCCGCCACTAACCACTATAGAAAAAGCCAGTTTATCGAAGGTGACGAGAGGAGTGCAAAAGGACATCGTTTCAAGAAAATTGCACATAGAATTGACATCTTAACTTTAAGAATGGGGAAGAAATATTAAGCACTGCAGTGGCAGTCTTTACAAGCAAAGAAGGAGGTGTAAAAATGTGTGAGTGTCGCGTATGTAGCAGTCTATTGGGTCAATCTCTGTTTGATGGTATGTTCGGTAAGATATTAGATCAGAGCTACACGATGGAAGAAATTGCTCATCTCTGGGTAGACAATGAAAGCGAGCTAGGGAATGAGCGAGGGCAATGACTGGTATCAGAATCCTCCTAACTGGCGCGAAACAGAACAATTACTTTATGATCTAATGATCGGAGGAGACTCTGATATAGGTCGCGATCTCTACGTCCAAGAGGTGTTTGATACTGCATATTTCAACAAATATGCAACAAGGGAACAGAAAAGATTAGCGCGTATCGAATTACAATCCTATATGCTTAGAGTCTATAACATTGATTTCCAGCGAACATTTCAATGGGTTAATTACAAGGAATGGTACGATCGGAACCATTAGGAGAATATATGATCTGTCGATCCTGTCGCAATGGAATACATGACTGTTTAGGTGGAACATGGTGTGACTGTCAACATAGATCCTCCGGAGAAAGTTAAATTGTCAGAAAGCGACCGTTCAGATTATCACAAAGGTCGACCCAGTCGACCAACAGCTATTCCACTAGAACAGCGCAAATTTATTGCATGGGATGGTGAAGGAATTAACTTATCAGGAGAAGGAAAACCACAATCATATGTTCTATTCGGATGTAGCACTGGCGACAAAATCATTGCACCCGGTATTCATACCTTCGACCTTCTAGATTTCATCGTTGAGATTGGCATAAAACATCCGGATGCTTTCCATATAGGTTTTGCATTTGGCTATGACAGCAACATGATTATAAAATCCCTCAATGAATCTAATCTAAGCTATTTGCATAAAAATGGGTTTGTTAAACTCAAGCGACCGAACGGAGATCGTTTTTGTATAACCTACAGAAAAGGAAAGTCTTTCACTGTCAGTCGTTACAAGTCACAGCACAACCGTGCTAAAAATAGCTACGCGAAGCATACGGTAAGAATCTATGATGTATTCTCATTCTTCACAACCAGCTTTATCAATGCGGTTGAGAAACTCCTCGGCAATGAAGCGGAAGGACTTGATATAGTCAGGGAAGGAAAAGCATTAAGGAATGATTTCACGTACGATCAGATTGATTACATAACAAAGTACTGGCTAGCTGAAATCAAATTGCTTAGTGCACTAGCAGAGGAACTTAGAAGAAATCTCTATGGTGCCGGGTTGCGTATCAAAGATTGGCATGGTCCTGGCGCATTAGCTAGCTATGTTTTGAATCAGAATAAGATCAAGCAGCATATGATGCGAAATAACGATGAGATACGTCTGGCATCACGATACGCATATGCCGGTGGCAGGTTTGAACCGTACAAAGTCGGAAGAGTCCTTGGTCCCGTCTATGGGATAGATATCAATTCTGCCTATCCGTATGGAATAACACAACTACCATCACTGACGGAAGGTGAATGGGTACATGAAAGTAATCCTAAACGTATAGCCAAATTTGGCATTTACCACGTAGTATTAAATCATTCTGTTGGATTCGCAAAACCTCCCGGCCCGCTATTTCACCGTGATGAGTATCACAATCTCTCTTATCCCTGGCTGACCGATGGTTGGTATTGGAGTCCGGAGGTTATTGGTCTTATACATAGTTCCAAAGTACATATCTTAGAAGGGTGGCATTACATAGGTTCTAAGACTAAACCATTCGAATGGGTTCGAGATATGTACAATACAAGACAGGAATGGAAAAGAAAAGGCTTTTCCTCTGAACTCGCACTAAAATTATGCATGAATTCTCTCTATGGCAAGATGGCTCAACGAGTCGGATGGGACGAGAAAAATAATCGTATACCACCCTGGCATCAATTAGAATGGGCAGGTTGGGTAACAGCAAATACTCGAGCTACATTGTATGATGTTATGAAACAAATACCATGGAAGGATCTAATAGCAGTAGAAACAGATGGTATTTATACAACCTATGATCCCGCTAAGTTAGATATAAAAGTGAGTAAAGAATTGGGAGAATGGGATATAACAGAATATGAGGAAGTTATCTACGTACAATCAGGTCTCGCCTGGTTGAAATCAGCAAAAGGTTGGGAAGATAAAAGGCGAGGACTTGACGCAAACACTTTTACGTTACAACAGTGTCAAGAGTATATCCAAACATTGGAAGCCAATACTATTTGGAAACCTTTTATGGGTAAGTCTTCTAGATTCATAACACTTGGACAAGCTCTGAATAGTGAAGCTCCAACAAAAGTCAAGCACTGTGTTTGGGAAACAAACGATCGTGAAATTTCGCCAGGTGAAACAGGTAAAAGAATTCATCTCCCAACCAATTGTTCAGCATGTGAATCAGGTCATTCCGCTTGGGAAAAACCTCACGATTTAGTTATACGATCACTTACACAGATAGATGTAATGTCAGTACCACATTCAATTCCCTGGGAGGATAAAGACGATGAACAGGTCGAATGGCGACAGTACGCAGAGGCAAACAATTAGAGTGGGTCGAAAACCAAACTATCAAGGAAGAGTTTTAGCTTTTCTAGACTGCTTGCATTCTCTTAGCTTTAACAAAATGATAGCTCCCCAAATTGAGGATCTTATTTTTTGCCGACATTGTAATGCAGGTTCAGTCGTTAAAAAGATTATCCCCGAATGGGTAGCACGCTGTCAAAAGCAAGGATGTACGTGGTCTCGAGGATTTGGAAGAAGTCGTGTAAATTGTGGTTTGACTGCTAGTAAACATCATCGAAAAATGGAACACCCTGTTGTCATTTATCACGGATCAACTGTAGTAGAATATCTAAAGATAAGCGATCTTCGGGGACAATCTCTAATCGAAGATATACCAGGTTTTTGAGGAGGTTGTTATTTCATGGGTACGATTAGAGTCCAATCCTATAAACGGGCCTGATGGTACAAAAGTAACATCACACAAACGAACATCCAATGTCAGGGGAGGGAAAAAGACTGTAAGTAATCGCTGGGTTAAGGGAGTGACTAAAAATGGTATTCCCACTAAAACCAGAATCAAAACTACAAAATACACACCGACTCGACGAAAAGGTGTAATAACCGAAACACCATTATTCAGACTCCGTCGCTGGCTATTCGGAAGGTGAAACAATGAACCGGGAACCAAATCTGTTGGACCATATGCAGAATGAAGTTAGAAAGTTGAATATCAATAAAGGATGGCGAGAACCTGACGGAAGCAGTCTGACAACATTTGGTGAATATGTTGCATTACTACATTCCGAAGTCAGCGAGATACTAGAAGCGTTTCGTGACTATAGACTAGATCCACATACTACTGAAAATCTTGAATCTAATGGTATTATCGGCAAACCTGACGATGTTGGATCAGAATTCGCCGATGTGTTCATTCGACTACTAGATATGGCAGACATATTCGGAATAGACCTAACCTATGAATATAAACGCAAAATGGCATATAACTGGACGAGAAGGTATCGACATGGTGGACGGACTCTCAGCCCGGGACACGAGATGCCTTTCTAAAGAATCTTGGTCTACTTGGCCTTACCCCTCTTGTCACAACGCTAGCTAGGGTGTAGCGTTGGTCTTGTTGGTGAACGGCAAGGCAAGGCAGCGAAAGCGGTTGGAAGACCGCCAGATCAGATCGAAGGTCCTGCGGGGCGCGCGATCCCTGGCTATGACTCTTCACCGCCACAGGGCTAAAACTCCGTCGACTTGTCCGGTCCCCTGTCAAGCAAAGACAAAATGCCAAACAGGTCAAAACTCATAGAAGGGTAAGAAAATGTCCGAATTTACTCTCTCCACTCCAAGTGAGGTTACTCTTCCTGCACGCACTCGTGGCTCGGCCAGCCGGGAACCCAATCCGTTCATCGAGAACGGGTGGTACCTAGCCAACCTCGACGAGAACACCGGGAAGGCACCTGCCGAGCGTGTGGGCCGGGAAAACGTGGTCCCCAAGACCATGGTGCTCCGCGTCATCCGCTGGCTCCGTGAGGCTGGCGACGAGTTTCAAGGTGGGGTCCGCATCCTCGTCCTACATCGCAATAAGAACGGCGAGCTCAGGTTCGATCCAACCAAGCTCGGCAAAAAGAACACTGATCCCAATTGGGCCAAGCTGCCTCCTAACACCAACATGGTCGTGGCATGGGAGGCCAAAGACCGGAAGCAGTTCAACAAGACTGTTCCAACCCAATAAGATCGATCTAGCTCCTGGTCAGACCGGTAATGAAGTTGGTTTGTTGAGTAGCCGGCTGGCCAGGTTGGAGGGCGGAACATCGTTTGGATGTTCCGCCCTCAACCATGTCTGGAGAAGTTCAAGATGCCCTATCTACCATGTCACGCTCATCCATCCCCTAAACAGCACAGAGTAAAACCAGGAACTGTTTCACAAATCGTGCAGGCTTTTCAGGAAGGATTATTGCACATAGTAAAACCTACCGGAGTTTACTCTATGTGTATCATCACCTTTGACCGGGAAAGGTTGTCCAATGATAAGGATAATAGCAGTAATAATGACAGTCCAGATGGGTAATGTATTTCTGCTCCTCAAACTGTATCAATCACTGAGGGCAATCACTGATCATCCTCTCTGGTCAATAGCACCCGAGCAAACACCGCTTGAATACGAAGTCCAAGAGCTACGCAACCAACTTATTGGTATGCCCGAGCGTGTCGCTCTTTCAATGATGGAACGAAACTCCAAGTTCAGTGGTCCCATAACCCACCCTGTTCCCATGAAAGGGGATAACTAGCAATGGCTAAGAATCAAGCCGTACAGGCCGGAACGGTAATCCAGAAGACTGTCAGAAATTTGGGATGGGAACTTGCCGACGTAGACCGCCTCCCAAACGGTGTTCTTTATAGATTTGAATTCCAAGATGATGAAACACGTCAAATTGAGATTGGGGTGTACGAAATCAATGATGAGGAACACAGTAGTTGAGAGAGTACTTCACGGTATCGCCAGATGGCACTTTAATTGCAAACAATGTGGCTATACAATCTCTGAAGGTGATCCTATCCACCTGGTTGACAATCGTTGGGTTTGCGATTGGTGTTGGAGATACCCGATTGAACCACGGCTCTGCGTTGCACCACTAATCCACACTCGCTATGGCAACTAGAAAGGAGAGGATAGAAATGAGAATCACCACACGAGGACTAGCCAGAATTCTGCAGATAACAGTGCCCGAAGTCCACAGAAATTATGGCTGTCGAGACGGTTTGAATTGTGTGGGTCCCGGCTGTCAGATAGGTATACCCTCTTTCTCTGTGAGGTCCGTCATGAGACGATTCGACGCATTATCCCAATCGCAGCGCGACTATCTCATCGGAGGGTAAGTGGAAATGAATCTTAGCATATCGGATGGGTGATATTTATGACTGAAAAATTGCACGCAAAACATGAGGACCTGGTGAAGGCTGAAACCCTTATCAGAGACCACTGGTTTGACGAGACCATGCTGGGAGAAATCCAAGCTGCTTACGAAATCATTGTCGAGCACAGTCTCTACCACGACGTGTAAGGGGCTGAAATGCGACTATACCTCTTTGGTGCTCGTCATCACTCTGCATTCCATCGAGCCGAACGTGATTTATCTTTCCTTGGATATACGGTCATAAGCGCTGCGGCTACCGGGTTTGGCGAGACACATGCCGAGACTAAGAATTGGCCAGATTGTCTGAAACAGGAAATTGGTAAACTGCTTACATGCGATGCTATCGCCACAATACCTGGCTGGAAGTGGAGCAGGTTTGCGGATCTCCTGCGCACCCTGGCCAATGAACTAGAGTTAGAGATTCGAACCGTCGATGAGTGGAGAACACGCTATGACTCATAAATCTGATCATGAAACTCTCAAGTATTTTGCTAGAAGCGTACAGAAAACACTTCAGGAACTGGAAAACGCTGTCGGTATAGAGTTCGGTCTTGCCCAAGATTCAATCAACCCAAATGTTCTAGCATTTGGACTCTCTTACAAGGGTAAATTCCTGCCAATTCTACTCGCCGATCTCAGTGAGGCTAAGATCCTGCCACAAATTCCAGACGAAAGCAGAAACTAGCTTGGCTCGTTCTAAGCTGTGTTCTCATCGCTACCGGGGCCGTGGGATAGCAACCAGAATCCAAATACAACTCCAAAGGGCCCTTGATCAAGTACTAAAAGACCTAAACGGCCAGTCATTTCGGTCAGCGATCGAGATGGCTGGCCGTGTCTGTTTTCCGCGGCTCGAGGCTGTGACCTGGGCAAACGTGCCTCGCTGCGAGGATGCCTGGCCGTTTCGCGGCCACCCATCCAAGATCATCCGCAGCTCACAATCCCGGAATTAATCCAGAGATGGATCTTGACAGCGAGGGG